TTTTATTGATATATTGAGAACTATCCTTATATGTCATAATATCTCTCAAATCTTCTATTATCATATCGAGGTAATTTGCCCTTACAGTAAAAATGTCTCTTTTTGAATCATTTTTGTTAATTTCAAAATCATAATTTGTGAACGAATCTAGAATTTGTGAACCTGATAAAGAATAGTTAGTTCCATCGTAATTGTACTTGAAGATAAAACTAGCATTAACTACTAAACCCGATTCTAAGAGTAAAATACCCTCTGGATCTTTAACTTCTTTTGTTTCATAATGATGTATTTGAGTTAATTGCTCAGGATCATACTTATTGTTGAGATATCTTTGAAAATCATATTGACTCATAGGCCATTCATCTCTAACATTCAAGATATTATTTGATATTAGCACAATCCAATCTAACTCAGAATCCCCATATATTTCTTCTGCAACGTTATCTGGTCTATCATCACCTACGACAAGATATTTCTCAAAAGCAACTGCATTTTGGAAAAAATCTTCTCTAATTTTTCCTCTTTTGAAGAGATTTTTTGTTATATAAGAATCACCACTAGAATTGCGATTCTGAGAAAATGATGGGAGAATTAAGTCTGGGTGTTGGTCAAAATATGCCATTTTAGAATCCTATGTCGTCGTTTTTGATAGTGTTTTCACCTGCTATGTTTAGACCTAAGTCTGCTAAACTTGGGTCAACATTCTTACTTACAAAGTTATGATCATAATCATTAGCAAATATGGGTGTTAGTTCTGTAAATGTTAGAGTCATAAAACTTCTAACAGGCATTGATACTGCTTCTGGATCATCATATGCTTGATACACATTTTCTGGAGTAAAGTTAATTTCACATGCAGTCAATGCACATATTTTAAAAACATTTAAACCTTTTATTCTCTTTCCTTGATTCTTATAACATAATCTGAATACATTTGGCGAACCTAGATATAGTTTTTCACCTGCGTCTCCAGCAGCATTAGTAGGTAACATACCTTGTTTGAAAAATCTTTGTATTTTTCTTGTTGCCGTTGCATCAATCTCATCATCAGGTGCAAATTGAAATACAAAAGTAAATGTTCTAAGTTTAGGTGATGAGAATAATAATTCTAAGTTAGGGTTGATTGCCATACCAGTAGATCTTGCAATCATCTGACTTGGATCAACATTTAATCCTACTTGTGATAATACTGTTTTTGAAAGAACTGATGATATAAGTTGTCCAGATTGTCCTTTTCCTATTTCTGGTAATTTATCAAAAGTTTCTTTGAGTCCATCTACTCCAGATTTTAAAGCACCTGCTATATTTTGAGAACCACCAAGTACACCTGATATTTGATTTTGAACTCCCATAAAAGCACCTGCTTCTAAAGCGTTCACTCTAGCTTCACCCCAATCAACTCCATTGCTTGATTTGATAGCGTTTGGTATTGGTAGTTTTACAGAACCCCTAAATTCCTTAACATTACTGCCTCTAGACAAACCTGTAGCAGCAGTATTAGCAAAACCAAATTCTTTCTTTGTTGCTGCATCACGTTTATCTACAAGTTTATATTTTGGTTTCATACTTCTTGCTTTAGCACTTGCATTACTTTCAAAAATACCTTTTCTAACTCTGTTTGGTATTCTTTCTGCTGAATTTTGTCTCAAACTTTGTTGTTGAGGTGCAGAGTATTCAAAAGACTCAATAAAAATATAATCTTGATCTAATGACATATCACTTGGATATTTCAGATTTTCGGGATCTCTATTAAAATGTGGTTTTACTTTAGGTCTAGTATCTTCTTGTTTACCTTCTTCTTTTACACCATCATCTTTGTTTATTGTATTATCTGGAAATTCTGTTCCTGTATGAGAAACAGATCCTCTTGCAAGCTCATACATTCCAGAATCACGTAACGCATCCTCAGTTTTTTCATTAGTAGAAAAGGTATCATAAGCATTTCTAAATGCATTTCCCCTTGCACCATCTTCATCTGCCATAACTGCTCTACCTATATCACTGTCTAATGGAAGAGTTGACCATCGATTACCAAAGTGACGACTAGATTTTATTATTATTCTATCTGTTTTGAAAAAATTACCATTTTCAGTATCTAAATTTAAACTTTCTCTTACATTCACATCCACTCCTTTGACATTAACCGTATATTTTATGGTTTCGGTCATTCTGCCAGATTTTAGTATGGATTTTTTTTCAGCCATTACCACACCCTCGTTTTACTAATAGGTAATTCAACACTTCCGAGATCTCTGATGAACTCTTCTATAGGTAAATTAAATGCAGTTTCCCATTCTTCCATTGCTATATCCAAGAATAACGTATCGACATAGGATTTTAGGTATTTATGGTATCCCTTAGGAAGTTCTGCTGGATTTGCTTCATCTATCCATTCCATTATCATTTCTCGTTCATCTGGTGCATAATAATGTAAGTTGACACCCCAAAAAGTATTACCTTGACTCGCTATAATATAGCATAGAGGGTTTCTGTCATAATATCTCAATTTTTCTGCAGTTTTTGCACCATACTGGAACAGCATTAGATGACCAGGTACGGGTGTGCCTGTTGTCTTTGATTTAGGAAAAGTGTTTTTAAACTCCAAGTTCTTTCTCCGTTAGTATTTGAAATTGCCATCTTCTGTCTTTACAGAAATCCTCTGCTGCCTCCCATTTTGCATGGTTTACTGCATATTTCATTACTTCGGTAACATACTTTTTAGTTCTTGTTTTTTGTATTTTTGGTTCTTTTACTTCTTTAGCAGGTTTGACTTCAATTACCTTTTCAAGTATTTTTCCTTTTACATCTTTGTATTTGATATAAAAATCTGGAAAATATCTATGCGATCTATTGTCAACTGGTGATCTATATGGTATTATTATTTCTTCCGATGACCAAGTTATAATATCTTTATTTAAATCACAATAATTCATGAATTTTAGTTCCCAAAGAGACCTGTAAGTAATATTACTTGAATTACCTTTGTACTTTTTACGGTTTTTTGGTCTAAACTTTCCTTTATATGACATACATAGTATATAACTAAGCATCTTATATTTAGAGGGTATGGCATCAGATACCATAAAATCTAGAAGATTTTATCTACCAACTAGCGAATTATATGAGACTGGATCAAAGTTTGGTAGTAATGTACCTGCCTTTAATAATATTTACGATGTGTTCATAAATTTTTCTGCGAGCACACAGTTATCTAATTTTGTTGAAGGTCAGAATTTGCACTATACTAATAAGGCAGTAGGATCTTCTCTTGCTTTGTATTGTTCTGAGGCAGTTTTACCTGGCTCTAACCTTCAAACATCAACAGTTGATGGACTAAGACAAGGTATGTCTCAACATTATGCTACCTTTAGAAGATTCCCTGATATTACCCTTACTTGGTATACTCAGCAAAACTATATGACAAACGATATATTCAATGCTTGGATGGAATTTATTTCTCCAAATGAAGTTAGAGAAACAAGATTGAGTTCTTTTAGAAAAATGAGATATCCTAGCACGTATAAAATTCCCATGGAAATAACTTCATTTAGTAAGGATGTAAAAGGACCGCCCGATAGATTGACAGACCATCCTGGTGTGAGAACACCTAGTAGTATAACTTACTTTATTGAGCAAGCATTTCCTACTTCTATAGTAGCAGCACCATTAGCATACGGTAAAGCAGAACTAATAAAAACATCAGTTACTTTTAAATATGAAAATTTTTCTATTCAACGTACTTCTAGAACTGGTGAGGTTCTTGCCAAATCTAGTCTATAAAACCCTATAAATAAAGCCACTGAAGTGAATTACTATGCCATTGCCTAAGGTCGTAGCACCTACATTTGAATTAAAACTAATTTCTACATCGAAGACAGTAAAATATAGACCATTTCTTGTAAAAGAGGAAAAGGCTCTTTTGATTGCAATGGAGAGTGGTAATGATAAAGACATTACTGCTACAATCAAAGAAGTTCTAAAGTCATGTATTTTATCTCGTGGAATAAAAGTTGAAGAGTTACCTAGTTTTGAGTTAGAGTATTTGTTTTTGAATATTAGAGGTAAGTCTGTTGGTGAAAAAGTTGAACTTTTAGCAACTTGTCAAGATGACGGAGAAACTAAGGTTCCATTGACCATAGCATTATCTGATATAAAATTGGATGTTCCTGATGAACACACCGATACTATAGATTTGGATGGTGGAATTTCTGTAAAAATGAAATATCCATCAATGAAGCAATTTCTAGATACTAATTTTAGTGTTGCTGGAAGTGATAAAGATAGAATTAGTGAAGCATTCAAAGCAGTCGCTGACTCTATTGATCAAATATACACTGCAGAAGAATCATGGTCTGCAAGTGATTGTACTAACAAAGAGTTAGTAGCATTCATTGAACAATTGAGTTCGGCACAGTTTCAAAAGATTGAAGAATTTTTTGCAACCATGCCTAAGTTACAGTATAAAGGAAAGATTACTAATCCAAAAACAGATGTAGAATCTGAAGTCGTAATTGAGGGATTAGCAAATTTTTTCGCATAATGTTATATCATACCAGTATTGATGCTATGATGGAAGCAAATTTTGCTCTGATGCAGCATCACAACTGGAGTCTTAGTGATATTGAGTCTATGATACCTTGGGAAAGAGAAGTTTATGTTGGATA